ACCGTCTGGGAGTTCCCGCGTCCTTCGCGCAGCGAAGAGCACCCGACCATGAAGCCGGTCGCCCTCTTCGAGAAGGCCATCAGAGAGGCGTCACTGGTAGGAGATGGCGTCTACGATCCGTTCCTGGGTTCCGGGACGACACTGATAGCAAGCGAGCAGGCGGGCCGCCGCTGCTTCGGTCTCGAGATCTCCCCCCGCTACTGCGATACGATCGTCGCCCGATGGGAGAAGTTCACCGGCCGGAAGGCCGAGCTCCACAGGCCCTAGCCCTGCTACCCTTAGACCGCCATGCATAAGCCCCCGCGCAAGCGCTCGCGCCCCCGCTCGACCATGGTTGGCTTCGACAAGGCGGACCCGGCCGCCCCAGGCCCCCCACCCCCGAAGCCGAAGAGCCGGGCCCCCAAGAGCGAGGCGGCCAGGCGCAACCTCAAGCGGAAGCCACGGTGGACCCCCGAGCGGATGCAGCAGTACTGCACCATCCTCGCCGAGCACGGCCGCCCCGGGGACGCCGCACGAGCGGTCGGCACCTCGAAGCGCAATGTCGTGCGCAAGCGGGAGAGCTGCCCCGAGTTCGACCAGATGGTCCTCGACGCCCTGGAGCAGTTCAAGGAATGGACCATTGCCAGGGTGCAGCAGCACGCATGGGAGGGCGTCAGGGAGCCTATCTACCAGGGCGGGGAGCTCGTCGGCGACAAGACCGCCTACTCGACCCAGCTCCAGGTCCTGGAGGCCCGCCGTGTCGTACCCGAGTACCGCGAGCGCCATCACGTCGAGGTCAGCGGCGACGCGTCGAAGCCGGTCCGGGTAGACCTCACGAGCCTCTCGGACGAGGAGCTGGCGAAGCTCGAGAGCCTCGTGGCGAAGGTGGCGGGACGGGGCCGCCCCCTGGGGGACGATGGCGAGGGCTGAGTGGCGCCCGGGAGACATCCCGAGCATCGTCGACATCCATCGGGAGACGGCCCGGCGCTCCCTCCGCGGCTTCGTCCGCATGGCATGGCATGTCCTGGAGCCCGAGACGCCGCTGGCCTGGGGCCCCGCCCTCGACGCCATGTGCGAGCATCTCGAAGCGGTTACCAGGGGGGAGATTCGCCGCCTCCTGGTCAACGTGCCGCCTGGCATGATGAAGAGCCTCCTGACCTCGGTCTTCCACCCTGCTTGGGAGTGGGGGCCCCGCGGCCTGCCGCACCGCCGCTTCCTCGCCACTTCACACGCAGAGACCTTCACCACGAGAGACTGCCGGAAGATGCGGGACCTGGTCGACTCGGACTGGTACCGGGAGCGATGGGGCGACGAGGTCCGCCTGGTGACTCGGGGCGCTACCGAGTTCGAGAACACCGCCAGGGGTGGGCGTAAGGGGCTGCCGTTCTCGAGCCTCACCGGCGGACGCGGGGACCACCTCATCATCGACGACCCCCACAGCACCGAAACGGCGGAGTCTCAGGCGGACCGCTCCACCGCACTGCGGATCTTCCGAGAGTCCGTGCCAACCCGGCTCAACGACCCGGAGCGGTCGTCCATCGTCGTCATCATGCAGCGGCTCCACGAGGAGGACATCGCAGGGGAGATCCTCGCCATGGATTATGGGTACGAACACCTCTGCCTCCCGATGCGCTACGAGCCAGGGCATCCACACCCGTGCAAGACATCCATCAACTTCAGCGACTGGCGCAATGAGCCCGGGGAGCCGCTCTTCCCTGAGCGCTTCCCCGAAGAGTCCGTAGCGGAGCTCGAGACGACCCTGGGCAGCTACGCCGCTGCAGGCCAGCTCCAGCAGCGCCCGGCACCCCGCGGCGGCAACATCGTCAAGAGCGAGTGGTTCACCCGGCGCTTCGTTGATCCGACGGACCGAGACCAGGCCCTCCGGGTGAGCCAGACCTGGGACACGAACGCGAAGAAGGGCGAGGCGAACGCTCACTCAGCATGTCTGACGGTCGCTGAGTTCTCGGACCACGTGGAGCTATGGCACTCGTTCTCGCAGAACCTCGGGTGGGCGGAGCTCCTACGCTCTATCCGTGACCAAAATGCTGCTTGGCGCCCCAACGTGGTCCTGATCGAGGACAAGAGTTCCGGCGAGGTGGCAGTCCAGCACTTCACGGACGAGTCGGACATCCCGGTGAAGGGCGTGGCCCCCGGGCGCATGGAGAAGACCGAGCGGCTCCGCGTCGAAACGGCCTACATCGAAGCCGGCCACGTGTGGCTCCCGCGGGACGCCCCATGGGTCGCCAGCTGGCTGGAGGTGGTGACCATGATCCCTGGCGGGAGTCGCCGAGACGAGGGGGATGCCCTCTCGCTGTTCTTGAAGTGGCGACGGGAGAACCCCGTGAAGAGCAGGCGGCGAGTAGCCGCGCCCGCCGGCAGCCGCAAGGCCACGGCCGGCAGGCCTACGTGAGCAGGGCCGACGAATGGCGCATCCCGGTCACCGTACCCATCCGGTGCGTCGAGGAGCGCGGCAGCCTGCGGGTCACGGTGACCGTCGAGGAGCTGGCCACCAACGACGACGTTGCGGCGCTCCCGGAGATGCTTTCCCGAGCAGCTAAGCGATCAGCCCGTTACGCTGCGGCCCGCCTGCGCGGCGACCCGGAAGCAGAGGACGAACAGGTCGTCGTGGTAGCCTAGAGCGGACGGGAGGCCCTCGTGGCGGAGCTTGCGGGCGTGCGCAAGGGAAACGGCGGAGTCAGGCAGAGCCGCCGCATGGGGGAGATCGGCGTCTCCGGCCTCGAGCGCCACGGCGGACGGGTCTATGCCGAATGGCTCAACCAGCTCAAGGGTCGACGGGGACACAGGGTCCGTCAGGAGATGGCGGACAACGACTCGACCATCGGGTCCGCCCTTTTCGCCATCGAGATGCTCATGCGCGGGGCCCCGCGCCTTGTGGAGCCCTTCAGCGAATCCGACCCCGAGCACGTCGAGCGATCGCTGAGATTCAACGAGATGCTCGACGACATGGAGTCAACCTTCGAGGCGGTGCTGACCGAGATCCTGACGATGATCCCGCACCGCTTTAGCCTCCTCGAGATCGTCTACAAGCGCAGGGTCGGACCGGACGAGAAGGACCCGACCAGACGTAGTCGGCATGCGGACAGCCTCATCGGCATCAGAGATCTAGCGCCTCGGTCCCCGGAGACCATTGAGGAGTGGGAGTTCGACGAGCATGACCGAGTCGTTGGCGCATGGCAGTACCCGCGCTTCAACGTCGGGTCACGGGCGAGCTCCGGCGGCAGGATCTTCATCCCGGCCGAGAAGTACCTGCTGTTCCACCCGAGCGTCCGCAAGGGGAACCCCGAGGGCCGCTGGGTGCTGCGGAACGCCTACCTGTCGTGGTGGCGCAAGAGCCGCATCGAGGAGGCAGAAGCGATCGGCGTCGAGAGAGACCTCGTCGGGATCCCTGTGTGGGAGCTTCCTCCCGAGCTCTTCGAGGCCGCCTCAGCTGAGGAGCTCGCAGCTTACCGCAAGATCGGCGAGGACCTCCGCAACGACGAGCAGGCCTGTGTCCTGTACCCTCGCAACTACGACGAGAAGGGGAACCCGGACGTGGTGCTGCGACTGCTGTCGACGCAGGGCACCCGGCTCTTCGACACCTCGGCGATCATCGAGCGCTACGACCGCAAGATCCTTCAGACGCTGCTCGCAGACTTCATCGCCTTGGGACACGAGAATGTCGGCTCGTTCTCGCTCTCGTCGGACAAGACGGCGATGTTCTCCTCGGCCATCGGAGCATGGCTCCGGTCCATCGCTGCCGTCCTCAACCGCCACCTGATCCCGCGGATCTTTCGGCTGAACGGATGGGGCACGTCGGAGCTGCCGACCTTCAGCTTCGGCGACGTCGAGGAGGAGGACGTCGAGCGCTGGGCCAACGCTGTCGGGGTCCTGACGAACACCGGGTACATCGTCCCTGGAGGCGCCACGGACGAGGATGCGATCCGGCAGCGTCTCGGGATGCCTCAGCGAGATGACGACTCCGAGAGCATGCCGGGCGAAGCATCGGTACCCGGCGCCGAGAGCATCCTGGTGCCGGGGCCTGGCGACATCGGGCCGTGATCGCCAAGGCTCGGCGGAGGATCCCCCCCGGCAGCGTTCCGACACGGGCCGCACGCCGGGCCCGGCAGGCGTCCCGTGATCTCGACGACGCCCTCCGCCGGCTCGAGCCACGGGTCCGCAGGGCGTTCACCATAGCGGTGAGCCGGGCCCGCACGGGCGTACCAGTGCAGGCTCTGATCCAGGCGCTGCGGGGACGAGACATGGCTACGGCGATCGACATCATGGACGGGTCCCGCCTGGGCGACGCTCTCCGCGGGGCGGGCATCCCTCCCGGGACCAGCACCTTCGTCGACGAGGTCACGACGGCACTCAGGGCGGGCGGCGCTGCGGGGGCCCGCCAGCTCCCCCAAGGCATGGGCCGCCTCGGCCAGTCGTTCAACCTCACCAGCCCCGGAGCAGTCGAGTACCTCCAGACCACGCTCCCGTCGATGATTCGGGAGATCGACGAGAACACCCGAGAGGGAGTGCGCGAAGCGGTCCTCCGCGGCATGACCGAGGGCCGGCCCGCCCCTCGTGTCGCCCGGGATGTCCGTGACCTCGTGGGTCTGACAGAGTCGCAGGCGGCCTATGTGGCTCGCTTCCGAGAGCAGCTGGAGACCGGGGAGATCGGGGGGGCCACGCCCCCATGGGAGAGGCGCCTCGACGCCATCAGCCGGCAGCGGGCCAGGAGGCTCTTCCGAGAACCGACGTCACGTGTCGCCGACATCGACGCCCTCGTCGACCGCTACCGACAGAGCCTCGTCAACAAGCGGGCGAAGGACATCTCTCGGACCGAGATCAACCGGGCGTTCAGCGACGGCCAGCGGGCGATGTGGGGGCAGGCCGCTGATGACGGGCTGCTCGACCGGGGCGAGACTCGGCGCCAGTGGCTCTACACGCCGGACGACGTGGTGCGGGAGGATCACACGATGGTCCCCGGAATGAATCCGGGAGGCATCCCGCTCGACGGCCTCTACGACACGCCGGCCGGGCAGGTGCTCGGACCACGGAACGGGGGGCCGCCGGAGTTCTCGATCAACTGCCGCTGCACGGAGATCCTGCTCTTCTCCGGCGACGAATGACGTCGAGTGATACCATGGAATCGATGTCGCACCCGAAACCACGCCCCGGCGAGACTCGCGAAAACTTCATCGAGCGCGGCATGGCCGACCCCGAGATGCGCCAGGAGTTAGCGGGCCTGCACGACCGATTCGCAGCACTGGCGGAGCGATGGCGGAACCTCAGCTCCAAGGCGGTGCTTCGGCTGGAAGTCGCCAAGGCCGACACCGAGAAGATGATCGTCTACGGCTGGTTCTCGGTCATCGAGAAGCGAGGGGTGCTCGTTCGTGACCACGAGGGCGACATCATTACCGAAGATGACCTCCTGGAGATGGCGCATGACTTCATCCGCAGAAGCCGCCGGGCGATGGTGATGCACAAGAATCCCATCGACGCCGAGGTGGTGGAATCGGTCCTCCTGACCCGAGACGTCCAGGAGGCCCTCGGGGTCTCGCTCGACAGGGCCGGGTGGTTCGGGGCCGTGAGGTACAACGATCGTTCCGAGTGGGAGCGGGACAAGGCCGAAGGCTTCGTTGGCTTCAGCTGGGGCGGCCGCGCCGCGAGGGAGCGAGTAGCATGAGCGATGGACCGACGAATCACCTGAGGTCGCCGCGTGCCGACGAGATGTCAGTGGTCGTCGGGGATGGCCGACCAATGAACGAGGACGCCGTAGCGGTACTCACGAAAGCGCAGCGAAACGGATGTGGTAGCATGGACGGAGCCAGTGAGCGACTGGGAATCCTCAAGACCATTGGGCGGTACTTCGGGCTTCGAGGCACCGTGGAGAGGCTGGAGAGCATGGAGAAGCAGGACGAGACCATCGGCGACGCCACCGCTGCGGAAGCCAGCCCAAGCCCAAACGATGCCCCGCCCCCTGCCATCGACGCTACTGCAGCGT